TCTGTAAGAGTTGCTACAACAGCAAACCTTGCATCAAACTATAATAATAGTGCTGGTACATTGACTGCATCTTCAAACGGTGCAATCGCAATTGACGGTGTTACTCTTGTTTTAAATAACAGAGTACTTGTTAAAGATCAAACAACTGCAACACAGAATGGTTTCTATAAAGTAACTACTGTGGGTTCTGGTTCTGCGGCATTTGTTCTAACAAGAACTCCAGACGCAAACGAGGCATCTGAAATTACAGGTGGTGCATTTACTTTCGTTGAAGAAGGTACTGCAAACGCAGACAATGGTTATGTTGCAACGCACAATGGTGTTCCAACACTTGGTACTGATAACATCACATTCGACCAGTTCTCTGGTGCTGGACAAATTTCTGCTGGTGCAGCATTGTCTAAGAATGGTAATACAATTGATGTTGAAGTGGACGATAGTTCAATCCAAGTATCTGGTGATGCACTGCAAGTTAAAGCACTTGGTATCACTAACGGTATGTTGGCTGGTTCAATTGCAAATGCAAAACTATCAAATAGTTCTGTTACTATCAATTCAACAGCACTTGCACTAGGTGGTTCACTCACACTGGACACTGGTGATTTTGCAGAGAATGGAAACTTATTCTACACAGACGAAAGAGTTGATGATAGAATCAACGCACTTTTCCAAGCTGGAGAAGGTATCGACTTAACATACAATGATTCTTCAAACACATTCACTGTCGATGCAGAACTTGCTACTGCATCAAACAGAGGTGTTGCATCTTTTGCTTCGGCAAACTTTACAGTCTCAAGTGGAGCAGTTACCGTTACTGGTATTGATGGTGGCACTTATTCATAAGGGATAGGGTTACAATATGTCAACCGTAATAAAACTTAAAAAAAGTGAAACCGCACTTTCCAAACCTTCAACGAGTGATCTCGTTGCGGGCGAGGTTGCGATTAATGCTTTAGACCAAAGAATATTTGTTCGTGATAGTAATAGTAAGATTATTACTATTGGTGAAGCAGGCGGTAAACGTCACGAAAGTTCAACAGTAGAACATACTGTTACAGTTGCAACTAAAACTAATAAACACAGATACAACGGAACTGGTTCTGGAAGTGGTTATAAAATTGATGGTTCATTCTCTCCTACGATTGAGTTGGTGCCAGGCAATACTTACAAATTCGACCAATCAGATTCAACTAACTCTGGGCATCCTCTTCGATTCTATTACGAAGCAAACAAAACAACCTCTTTTTCTACTGGTGTAACAACATCTGGTACGCCTGGCAACTCTGGTGCATATACTCAGATAGTTGTTTCAGATACAACTCCCTCAGTTTTACATTATCAATGTTCTGCACATGGTTATATGGGAAACCAAGTTGTTATCGGAACAAGAAACCTAACTGGACTTGACACTGGTGACTTAGGAGAAGGCTCTAATCTTTATTATACAGACGCAAGAGTATTAACTAAAATTAATGCAACAAGTATTGACGCACTTAGTGATGTTGATACAACAACTGCATCTCCATCTACTGGACAAGCACTTGTTTGGGATGGTTCTCAATGGGAGCCTGGCACAGTCGGTGGACAGATTACTGTACAAGATGAAGGTTCTGCATTATCAACATCTGCATCCACAATTAACTTTGTTGGTTCTGGTGTTGTTGCATCTGGAACAGGTTCTACAAAAACTATTACAATCGCTGGTGGCAGTGGTGGTATTGCACTTACTGATATAAGTGTTGGTGCAGAAGCAACTGCTTCTGGTAATGGTGGACTTGCATACAATAATTCAAGTGGTGTCTTTACATATGCCCCACCAACTCTAAGTGGTATCGGTGGAACAACAGACAATGTAAGCGAAGGTTCTAGCAATCTTTATTTTACAGATGCAAGAATAAATACACATTTAAATACGTCTAGTGCATCCACTAACCAAGTTCTTTCTTGGAATGGTAGTGATTATGCATGGGTTAATAATGCTGGTGGTGGAGGCGGTGGTGGTAATGCATTTACTAATATTGCAGTTGCTGGACAAAGCACAGTACAAGCAGATGCATCAACTGACACATTAACTCTAGTTGCAACAGGACTAAATAGTATAACAACGAATGCAACATCTGACACAATAACAATAGGAACTCCTACTGGAATTCCTTTTGTGAAAGAAGATGGAACATCAACAAGTTTAAATATGAGTGTTGCGGCAGGAACATTATCCTCGGCAGTATCTAGTTTATACATCCCCTTTGTTAAGGAAGATGGAACTAGTGTAACAACACTTGTTATGAGTTAAGGATAAGAGATGGCAGCGAAAACACCGATTAAAGCAACATTCACTGGTTCAAATGTAACAGGACTTGCAGAATTTGTGGCAGCAGACTTTATCCCTATCTCTGATGGTGGTACAGGTGCAGTAACAGAAGCTGGTGCTAGAACAGCATTGGATGTGGATTCGAAAGCAGAAGTAACAACAAAAGCAGTCAATAACGGTATTACGTTTGCGATTGCATTAGGATAACGATATGGCAATACCAAGTACAAGAGCAACATTCAAAGAATACTGTCTTAGAAGTTTAGGTAAGCCAGTAATTGAAATCAATGTTGACCCAGACCAAGTAGAAGATAGAATTGATGAAGCACTTCAATATTTCTCACAATATCACTATGATGGTATTGAAAGAATATACTTGAAGTATCAGATTACACAAGCAGATATTGATAGAGCAAGAAGTGACAACTCACTACCTACTGCAACAGACGTTGATGGTGCAACAACAGCAGTATGGAAAGAGCAGAAGAACTATATTCCTGTTCCCTCTACAGTTATGTCTGTAGTTAAAGTATTTCCTTTAACTGATAAAGCATCTTTGAATATGTTTGATATACGCTATCAGATGAGACTGAATGATTTATATGACTTCAGTTCTACTTCTGTTGTGCATTATGAAATGACAATGCAACACCTAGACCTTCTAGACCATATTCTAATTGGTGAGACTGCAATACGTCACAACCAACATCAAAACAGATTATATTTGGATGCAGATTTTAAAACAGATTATGTTGATGGGGATTATATCGTCATCGAATGTTATCGTAAATTAGACCCAGCAACCTTCACAGATGTATGGGATGATATCTTCTTGAAGAAATATGCAACACAACTTATTAAAATGCAGTGGGGTGCAAACCTTTCTAAATTCCAAGGTATTCAAATGTTGGGTGGAGTTGCCTTAAACGGTGAACAGATATATACTCAAGCACAAGAACAAATTGACAAATTAGAAGAACAAATCCAACTGGCATACGAGTTGCCTCCAATGCATATGATAGGTTAGATTGTTATGCCAACAAATGTATACTTTGATACAGGAACAAAACCAGAGCAGAACCTCTATGAAGATTTAATCATAGAGCAATTGCGTATTTACGGTCAGGATTGTTATTACATTCCTCGTAATATGGTTTCTGAAGATAAAGTATTCGGAGAAGATTCACTATCTAAGTTTGAAGATGCATACATGGTTGAAATGTATGTAGACAATGTAGATGGTTATGAAGGCGAAAAGGAATTGATGTCTAAGTTCGGTTTAGATATTCAAGACGATGCAACATTCACAGTTGCAAGAAGAAGATGGGAACAGTTTGTTACGATAGATAATAATCTTGTTGTGTCATCAAGACCAAATGAGGGTGATTTAGTATACTGGCCTAAGGGAAGTAAACTATTTGAAATCACATTTGTTGACCATGATGACCCTTTCTATGCAGTACACAATCTACCTACATACAAACTAAAATGTAAAACTTTTGAATATAGTTCTGAAGAACTTGACACTGGTATTGCAGCGATTGATGCAATTGAAGCAGATAATAGTTTAGACCAATTATCGCATCAAATGACTCTAGAAAATGCAACGGTATTCTCAGAGAATTTTGCTTTAGAACAAGGTACACCTTCTGATGGACAACTCGTACTAGAGGATTCATTACTTGGTGATAAAATTATATCTGAAACAGTGGATAACATTGGTTCAATTGTAATGGAAAATAATGTAGAGGGTGCATCAGCGTCCTATATAATACTAGAAACTTATCGGGTTGACACTATTGATGAAAGCGCTCAGAATGATTTATTTGATAGTGAAGAGGATACAATATTAGACTTTACCGAATCAAATCCATTCGGTGATGCTGGGAAATAAATTATGATTGGAAATTACTTTTACAACGAATCAACAAGGAATGTGGTAGTCGGCTTCGGTTCGATTTTTAACAACATTCAACTTGTTAAGAAAGATAATTCTGGTAACGTAACACAGACTATGAAGGTGCCGTTAGCATATGGCCCGAAACAGAAATGGTTATCCAGACTAAGACAAGACCCCAACCTAACTAAAAAGGTTGCAGTTACTTTACCTCGTATTGGTTTTGAGATTAGCGGTTTAGAATACGACCCATCTCGTAAACTTAACAAAATGATTAAAGTAAAGAAGCATGCTGACGGGGCAGACAACGAACAATTAAAATCTGGTTTTATGCCAGTACCTTATAATGTTAATTTTGAATTATACATTATGAGTAAAAATTCAGATGATGCACTACAGATTCTAGAGCAAATGCTACCTTACTTCCAACCAGAGTACACAGTTACTTTGAGGGAAGTACCAGAGTTAGATATTGTTAGAGATATTCCTGTAACATTAACTGGAATTCAATATGAAGATGATTATGAGGGAGACTTCGCAAGTCGTAGAGCAATTATCTACACACTAAGTTTCTCTGCAAAGTATTATCTATATGGCCCTGTAAGTTCACAGAATATTATTCGTAGTGTACAGGTTGACCAATATACAGATATGCCAGTGAACTCTCCTAAGAGAGAACAGAGATATTCTGCGACACCGAAACCAGAGGACGTTTCTCCTTCTGATTGGGATGTAGATGATGGTGATTTTGGGTTCAATGAGACTACAAGTTTCTATGAAGATGCAAAAACTTTTGACCCATCCAGTGGACAAGACGTATAAATAATACAAAGAATTAGGAAAACGATATGGCAAGTA